GCGGACCACCTCCAGCGGGGCCGCTTTCTACGGGTCATCCCTCAGGCCTAGGTTGCGGAATCACATCGGCTGTTCGCGGCAACGCGACGGGGTAATCTAACGGGCGCCATAACAAGGCTGTCTATACCTCCGCTGCACCGGCCCCCGGACGCACCAAGGCCAGCCCCAGACCCCTCCAGCTAGGCCGGCCGACTCCCCCGGGGGCCGCCTTTCATCCGCCGTGGCTGCATTAGGCTTTGCGTAATGGCGTTGTCGTATGTTGCGTTATGCGCTCGTGAGTTCGGGCGAACCTGGACATATCCGACTACGGCCCCGCCTTTCCCCCCTCCCGGCGGGGCCGCTTCCGTCTGATCGCGCCGGAATCGCACCGCCTGCTCACGGCTTAGGCAGAAGCGCGGATTCGCCGCTCGATCGCCCTTCGCCCGCTTGATGGATAACAACCCTCAGCCACCCTGCGATTGCCGCGCTGGCTTTCCCGCGTGGCGCTTGGGGGCGGGGACTTCGGCCCCGCTGGATCTGATCCGCGGGGCCGAAGTGGGTTTCAGCGAGCGCCATGCGGGCTGACATCGACGCCGCGATTGAGCGACAGCCGCCGCCGCTGATCCTGGCCGCCCCCTCCGGATCATCCCCCAGGCCAGGGTTGCGGAATCACATCGGCTTTTCGCCGACCGGAGGACGGCGTTATCTCGTGCTCGCATAAGGCGTGTCTGTTTCCACCTCGACCGGCCCCCGGAACACAGTCCCGCCAGCCCGCTCGCCCCCCGACAATGGGCAGGCAGGTTTCGGGGGCCGCTCTTTAGCCGACAGCAACCCTATTCGCCTGATCGTCGTCCGGTCGCGATCGACCCGATCGCGGCTAAGCGCTTTTCATCACAGAAACCATTCTCCGCAGAGGTTGAGCACGCGGCGCTGATCGTCGCCGACGTATTCGGGGACGAGATCAGGCGCATCGGGTTCGCTATCGCAGTCCTCGTCGTCGCAGCCGGCCTCAAGGTCGGGGTCTCCGTCCATGGCGTCGAGAAGCCCGATAAGCGCCTCTATGGCCGCCTCCACGCGCTTGCGCTGCTCAGGCGTCATTGGCCGCCCCTTGGAGGCGAAAGGCCATTCCCGCGCAACGCCTGCAGCTAGCGCAGCGGTCGGTCAGCCCATTGCGGAGGATCCGCTCCCTGAGCGTGTCAGCCGTTGGCGATCCGCGTACCGCGCCGCTCACGTCCTCGCGGCAGGCCTCCTGTTCGGCCGCCGTGACGACAACCCCGAAGCCGGGAAAGGCGGCAAGCTGCTTGCGGATCTCTTTTATCCGGCGGGATGCCCGCAGGCAGCGGCGGTCGGCCAGGTTCATGCCAGCGCGCAGCCAAGCGTCGTCGTCGCTGAGACCGGCTCTGCAAAGGCGGTCGAGATGCTTTTCCGCCTTCGCCATGATCGCGCGGGCGCGCTTGTCCTCCTCCAGCGTGCGCTCGTAGGCGGATAGGAGTTCTTCGAGCATCAGCTCAGCCCCATCCAGGCCAGCACGCGCTGGTAGGCCGCCTCGTCGGCGCCGTCCGTCCGCTCGCCGCGCTCGACCGACAGGCCGACCGCACACATCACCGCGAGGGCATCGTCGGCGCACCGCACCGGCGCGTCGAGGATCCGCTTTTCCAGCGCGAAGAGTTCGTCGAACCGCTCCGCCTTGGCGTTTCCGTCGGCGTTGAGCGCATTCTGCAGCCGGCGGCAACGCACCCACTCCTGAAGCGTCGAGGAGAGCGTCTCGGGGCTCGCCATAGAGGCTCCTGGCGCGGCCAGTGCGACGGCGGGCGCCGCTGCGAACAGGGCGCGGCGGCTTGTGGTCACCTTCTGGTCGACCTGGTGCATCTCGATCTCTCCCGTTGAGCTAATGCCAACAATGTTAGGGCAGGAGGGCAAAAGTTGTCAATCTTGTCCGAACAATGTTAGGACGCCGACATGGCAAAGCTCAGTCCTAAGGCCTGCCGGGCCGCGCGAGGCATCCTTGGATGGGGGGTGCGCGATCTCGCGCGCGAGGCCGGGATCGGCTTTGATCGCGTGTCAGCGTTTGAGAACGATCAGCCGGTGCGCGAAAGCACCCTCGCGAAGCTCCAGGCCGCGTTAGAGGCCGCCGGAGTCGAGATCCTCAACGGCGACGCGCCAGGCGCGAGGATGCGTCCAGCCGGGGCCAAAGAATGAACGAACCACCTTGGGACGAAATCGACCCGGAAATGTGGCCATTGCTTAGGGCGCTCAACCGCATTCCAGGCATCGCGACGACCGGGTGCTGCATCGGTCATGATGCGCCAATTCGTGGCGTGCACTGGCCGCGCCCAGACATGGCCTATGTGACGCTCACTGTTGAGGGCTTGGAGGCGCTGGACGCGTTGCGGAGACGCCTTCCGCACGGCCTCCAGCTTCACGTCGAGCAGTGGGGCTTTAAGCCGCTGTCCTTCAACATGGTGTGGCGCGGGCCAACGCTGGCGAAGCGTGTCGACTACATGCGCGAAATCGTTCGGTCGCTGGGGGCGGACGATCAAGCGGCCGGGTGAGGTCGCGCTGCACGGTGCGCTTGCCAATGCCAAGGCTGTCGGCGGCGTGCTGGGAATAATCCGCCAAGTTGGCGGATTTATCCGGCCTCCCCTTCCCCGAGTGAACAACCCCCTTGGCGATTAGGATGCGCCGGCGCCGAGCGTGATGGTCGGCGCGCTGGGCGTCGGTCAGCTCGGCGCGGGCGAAACTCCGTCCTCGCCTCTGCGTTCTCGTCAACGGCCATCGGAGCGACGAGGACCCCTCCCAATTGCTCCCCCGCCGTTAGAGCCCCCGACTGCTCTCGGGCCGGGGGCTCTTTCCGTGAGTGCGGGGGAACTCGCCCCTATTAGCGAAACTCCACCCCCGCCTCGCTAGAGTGCAGGCGCGGACAGCGTTTCATCACACCACCTCGCCTAGCCGAAACCCTAGAAAACCCGCCAGTGACGCGCGCTTAAGTTACGGCGGGGCCTTTCGCGCGTTATCGTCTGGCTATGCGCGATATTCCGGGCGTCCCCCTCGCCCACTACCTCCAGCACCATCCCGGATGCGCGGTGCGCTTCTATTGTGGCGGCTGCCACGCCTCGCACGAAGAGTCGGTGATGCGCGTGGTGGAGCGGCTGAGGGCGCAAGGGCTTGGCGACGAGCGAACCGGCGTGCGAGCGGTCGCGCGGTTCACCGACCAGCCCTGTGTGCGTTGCGGGATGACGCACTGGGAGACCCGGCCTTCCTGGCCGATGCGCTGACGCTTGCGAGCGCCGGGGGTCCAAAAAAAGCCCCGCAGGGACCGCTCAGTCCCGCGGGGCTCCAGAGTGCACATGTCTAAGAGTGCCTACTTACCCGACCTTCGGAGTGAGTCGGAATTTAGGCGCGTTAGGGATCGCCAGCCGCGACCTGTGCTGCCGGCGGCCCAGGATCGGCGGCGCCTTCAGGCGCGCGCTCGGTGGCCGGTTGCGCCTCGGTGCTCGGCGAGCATGTTTGCACGATGGCGCCGGAGATCATGGGATCTGCGAAGGTGAAGGCGGTGTAGGGGCCAGCCATCTATTCATACCTCATCAAGCCGTTTATGGGTGCGCCGTTGACCGCCCTGCCTCCAATACCTGAACTGAGGCTGTTGCCGCCTGCGGCGATATAGGTGTGGGTCGAGCCGTACATGCTGGTGACCGTCACGGTGCTGTTGATCGCAGCGTCCGCCACGACAGCCGTCATCAGCCCCAGCATCGGATTGCCGACCTTGCCAAGCACCGGGAACACCGGCAGCGCCGTGACCGTGCCGAACGCCAGTCCGGTGCCGGAGCCGCTGGTCAGCGCCAAGCCCAAAACGCCGTTCTCCAGGTTGCCGACGCCCGAGGCGGTGATGGTCTGCTGCCCGGCGGTCGAGGACGAAAACTGGCAGGCGTAGAGCGCGGTGACATAATCGGCGGTATTGGCGCCCGAGCCGTCCTTGCCGCGCTCGATGACGAACAGCGTGCCATAGCCCGGCGAGCCGGTGGGATTGCCCCACATCCACATCCGAAACTCGCCGGTCGAGCCGGAGAAGTAACAGGGATAGGTGGTCGCCCCGCCGTTGGAGAAGCTGGTGCCGGTGATCGTCCAGGGCGTCCCCGTCATCGCCTGGCCGGTGATCGTCCCCGAGCCGTTGGAGCTTGTGCCGACCGTGATCTGGATGCGCGGGCTGGTCGAGGACGCGCCGTAGCCAATCTTGACGTAGATCGGCATCGTCGAGGCCAGCGCGTCGCTCGCCTTCCACACCTCATAGACGTAGGTCGAGGACGGGACCGAGGCGATGGACGACCAGTTGACTTGGCCGGTGTCGGCGGTCTGCGTCCAGCCGAACGCCGAGAAGGCGTTTGAGATCGCCTGCGCCCAACTCTTGAAGTTGGTGAGCGTGGAGTTGTCGCAGACATAGCTGCCGGTGGCGGTGGTGGTCACGTCAGGGCTCCAACTGGATGGTGGCCTGCCAGGACGAGGTTCCCGAGGTCACGTCGATGGTGAAGAGGTCGTCGGCGGCGAACGGCAGCGGGTTACTGGTCAGGCCGGTGAAGGTGCTGATTGTCCCAGGGCTCGTGGTTGCGGCGATCGTTGGCGCGGAGGAGAAGATCGCGATGCCGTTCTGCTTGATCGTGAAGGTCAGCGGCGTCGCGCCGTCCGATGCCTTGGTGACGACCTTGCATTTGCTGAAGCTGCCAGCACGCGACGCGATCAGCTGCCCCCGCTCGATCTCAGCCCGCCCGGCGGCGCCGACACGCCACCGGGCTGGCACGTCGCGAGGGATGGTGGGCCTCGCGACGGTGGGTGACGGCCGACACAGCGGGAAGCATGTGAACCGCTGCGCGCGGCGCGCACTTGTGATTTCAATGGACCGCATGGCGCTCGACCGCCTCATGGTCCCCAGTCCGCGATGACTGCGTTCAGGACGTCGCGACTGTCGGCCGACATGACCGACGTGGCTTTCGCCTCGGCCATCGCGCCGCGGACGATCTCCAACTCGGTGATGGTTGCCTGAACTGAAGCCACGAGGGCCCGATAGCCTGCGATCGCCGCCGAGACGTGGCCCAGCGCGACCGCGAGCTTGGCCAGATCCTGCGAATTGAGGCGCCCACGCTTCATGCTGCCGGCTCAGTCGATGTAGCCGCAGGCCTTGAGCCGCCGCGCGATGTCGCCCGCCTCAATGCGGCGCTCTGCGGGGCTCAGGGGATCGCGGTGAGCAGCCAGTTCGCGCTTCAGGCCGGCGACGTAAGCCAGCCGCTCCGGGGCGCCGGCCTGCCGGCGAAGCCGCTGCAGGTCATCGCGGGAAAGCGGGGATATGGCGTTGCCGTCGAGCACCCGCTCGGCCCACGAAATCAGGGGCCTTGTATCGACACCCAGGCTGCGGGCTTCGCCCAATGCATTCGGGTTGCAGGGCACGGGACAGACCGAGATCTCCAACAGCGTCTGCTTTTTGAAGTTGATGCCGTTCGGCCGGGTCTTGTCGCTGGTGAAGGCCCAATCGTCTGGCTTGAAGCCGACGGAGACCGCCTTCAGGAAGCCGCCCTTGACCAGCCGGTAGATGGTGTCGGCGAACTCGTAGACCTCCGCCGAGGCGAACTCGATGTCGCCGACCAGCTGGCCGTTCTGCACGCCGACGTTAGAGGCGCGGCCGATCGGCGGTTCCCAGGACATGTGCGAGAACAGCGCGACCGGGTTGCGCCTGAAGATGCCAAGGTTCCAGCCTTTCGGGTCGATCGAGTCGCCGGCGTGATCGACCGTGGCGTCCGAAAAGACGAATCGCATCTTGCGCTTCGCCTCGTCCTGCACCTGGGGCTCCGTCGACGCAAAGCGGAAGACGGTGCCTTCAGGCGGGCGACCGTTCTTGGCCGCGCTACGGAAATCATCCGTCGAAAGGAGCTTCATGGGCATCAGTTGAGTTCCGCCTTCTGAGCGCGCTTCAGCTCGTTTTCGGTGATGGCGGCGTTGGCGAGCGCGAGCCGCAGGATGTCGCCGAGTTCAAAGTTCCAGTTGGGAAAGCTCACCGAGACGAAGTTCGGAAGGCCCGTTAGCTCCAAGGCGTCTCCCGCTGGGCCGGCCGCCTCAAGGTACGACCGCACGCGCTCGTCGAGGGCCTGGAAGCGAGCGAGCGCGCAGACCCAGTTTCCCGCCAAGCGCAGCCATTCAGCGCGATGGTCTTCGGCCCACCGGAGCGCTTCGGCCGCCTCGGCCTCGAGGCTCTGCGGGACCAGCGACTCGAGAATCAGCCGGACCGCCGCGCGTTCGATGTGGAGCGGTTCCGCGCCGCGGCCGTTCTTCTCCTCAGGCGGAAGGATCTTTTCGGCGAGCGTCTTTTTTCCGCTGGGCGCTGCCTGCTCGACAGCGGGGAGCGACTCCTGAATGGCGTCGCCGTCCAGGATCTGGATCGCGCGCGCTCGGACGCGCTCCTTGAAATCCTTCTCCGACAGGGAGACGCCCCGGTCGGCCCCGGTCGTCCACGCGTTGGCCAGCTGCTCCGTGATCCGGCGCTCGGCCTCCTGGTACTTCCGGGACAGGCGCCGGATTTCCGCGGCGGTAAGTCTCTCGATTGCAGTCTGGGGCTTGGCCATAGCGCCGTTTTATCAGCGACCCCTTCGGCCCGGCGTTACATGTCACGCGCTGACCTCGTCCAGGTAAGCGGCGACTGCGGCCTGGACCTTTTTCCGGTCATCGACATCGTGCTCAGCGAGGAAGCCAGCGTCGACCATCAGCCTCGGGACGGCCACATCGTCTACCTCGACCTTCAGCACCATCCGTCCCGCGGCCCGACGCGCCCGAAACTCCCGCATCCGCGCCGCCGCGCCGGATACGACGGCGCGCTTGACCTCCGCGCGGATGGCGTCGGGGCGCTCGAGATCGGTATCGTTAGCGCTCACGGCCGATCACCGCCCGGCCAGCTGAATTGTTTTTAGTTGTCGCCGTGCGGGCCGGATTATTTTCCAGCTTCGGCCGCAGGCTTGCGAGCCACGTTTCCTCCGTTTTACAAGGAGATAGGCGGGCGATTTTTTTTCCATTCCGCCGGCTTTGCGGGCCTCTAAAATCATAGGGCCAAGGAAATCTCCACGTGGCGACCAACGTGGTTAGGGGGAGTGCGAAGCCCCTGGTTTCGCGAACCCGTTACACACCTTGGACATGCCCGGAATTGCCATCCGCCGAGATGGCGATGGTCAGTTGAAGAAGCGGTCAACGTCGTCTTCCTCTTCGTCCTCGGGCAGGGAGACCTTCGCTTCGTCGGCAGGGGATGCGCCTAGCTTCGACAGGATCGCACTGTAGGTCTGAATCTGGTTCACCCCGACGTCGGGCTCATCCATCCGCACATGCAGGATGCAGGCGAGCCGCAAGAGCGCGCGGTGCGAGTTGTTCAGCCAAGGCAGCTCGGCGCGGAACTCCTCCCACGCCGCGCATTGCGCTTCCGTCATCGTCGCGTAGGGCTCGCCGAGCGGGCGGACGCCTTTCGGGCCGCGCCGATCCCTGTAGCGGCTCGGGTTTTTGAGCGCGGCGCCGGTGATGGCGGCCTTTGCCGACGGAAGCCGTTTGGACATTTCGACCTCATGATCTTGACTGTGGATGCGTGCGGAACCGGACCAATGCGGTAGCTGGAGCGCGGCCGGGGTCTGGCGATACCCCCTACCCAACCGCTTCGCGTGCACGCGCGCCCGCGGGCGTACAGCGACGCGAGATGAGCCTTTTTCTGAGTTAACGTTGAAATTGATGGACCAACGCGGTTGACGGAGCGCGGCCGAGGCCTGGCGATACCCCCTACCCAAGGGCGCCCATCCGCCGCGGGAGGGCCTCGGCGCCGCGTCATGCCCGCGCCTCCTGAATGAGACGGCGCAGCTCGTGCTCGATGTGCTGGCGTTCAGCCTCGAAGTGCTCGCCCGGCGTAAGGCAGCGGACTAAGTCGGCCAGGCGCTCGAGCTGGGCTGCGTGGGTCGACGGGGTGTGGCAGGCCGGATCCTGACAATCCTGCTTGCGTACGCGCGCGCGGACCCGGTCCAGAAAATAGAAGAGAGAGCGAAAAGGGCTCTGTGTGACGTACGCGCAAGCAGGATTGTCAGGAAAACACCCGCAATCCTGACATTCCTGACGCAAACGGCTCACGCGGCCCTCCTCGGCGAGAGCGCCTTGATCTTCGCCATTAGCTCAGTCTTGGCGTGCAGCTCCGATGCGCGGCGGTCGGCCATCTGCGTCCGCAGGCCTGCCGGGGGAAGCCAGGCCTTGGTGACGCCGTTGACGGCTTCCTCGTCCAGCCAGCCGCCCGCGATCAGCGGCGATAGGCGCTGCGCGAGTTCCCAGATGCCGAGGCCGCGGAGCGCGCGGACGCTGGAGGTGAAGTCGGAGGCGGTGAAGCGCGCCTTGTCGCTGGTGAGGATGTACGACGCGATGGCGCGCAGGCCGTCCCAGTCGCCGCCGTCAGCGGTCCCGCGGTAGAACTCCAGCGCGTGCGGGATCAGGAACTCGCGAGTGATCTGCCCTGCAACGCGGACGGAGTGTTCCGAGACGGGGTCGAAAGGTGCGTTCTGCGGATCCTCGAGGATGTGGAGCAGCAGGGCAAGCGAGCCATGCACGCCCGTCAGCTTGCCGGCGAACGTGCAAAAGCCCTTGCCGAGGCCCTGCTCGTCCTCGAGTTCGAAGATGAAGCGCTGGAACTCGTCCGCGGCCCGCCGGGCACCCTCGTCCATCTGGTAGTTCGCGGCCTTCATCTGGGCGAGGAAGGTCACGAGATTTTCGTAGTCGTGCGCAGGCTGGTCGTTGTCGACCTCCTCCGGATAGGCCGAGCGGCGCATCATGACGGGAAGGAAGCGCTGCAGGAGGCCATCGGAGGTTAGGCCGGCGATCTCGACCAGCCGATCCGGCTGCATGGCCCCCAGGAACGCTACACAGAGGTTCTGGACGTACAGCTCGCCCCGTTGGATCCGATCGATGGTCTTTGGGCCGCCGTTGTATGCCTGCGCCCAGAAGCTGCGGTCCGCGCTGGAGCCCTTTCCGCCGGAATATTTGTCCATGGAGCCGATCCAGCCGGACAGCTCGTCGTGTTCCACCAGCGCGCCCCGGCTCTGTCGGGACAGCACCTCACCGACCTTTTCGGTGGTGACGTCATTGAAGACGAACCGGAGCGGTCGGGCCGGTTCAGGGCCCCGCTCGCCCTTGTCCAGGTCGCTCCAGCGACGCTGCTCGTCGTTGTAGGCCGCGACGAGGCTTCCCTCGAACCGGCGCAGCGGCCGGACCGCGGCGGAGATGATCGGCGTCTTCTTCGCCGACGGCTCGCCCACCAGCATGGTCCAGAGCCGCGGGCGGACGAACCAGTCGCCCGTCCGTTTCATCTTCAGCGTGGTCTGCTGGTCAATGGCGCCGCTGCAGGCCGTGAGGGTCGCCATGGCGGCGGCGGCTGGATCCACGCCGACGCTGGCGGCTTGGTAGTTCACGAACCGCGCCACGGGCGCGGGCAGCAGCTCGACGGGGAACAGCGGAACGACGAAGCGTTCCCAGGGATCGAACAGCGGACGCGGACCATCACCGGACCGCGCCGCCTTCGCCGTTTCGCTGTGGACGCACACCCACCGGCCGCCGACGAAGACTTCGGTGCCGCCGGTGGGCGACGTTCTGCGGTTGGGGTCTGAACTCATGGCTCGACCCCCGTTTCGACAAGCTGCTGGCGCAGGATCCTCGCCTCGAGCTCCGCCAGAGCCAGGTCGGCTTTTAGAAGCGCGATGGCGACCCCCACGGCGGTGTAGACCTCGCCCCGCTGCGCCCGGGGGAAGTAGGCATGGAGCATTCGCTCAAGCTCGGCGCCCGACCAGCCAGAGGAGATCAGGTCGGCCATGTCGGCGGGGACGAAGCGGTCGGCAGAATGGAGGACGGGGGAGTTCATCCGAGGCCCTCCAGAAGGATCATGCAGCTCCCGGGCTTGCTGGGCGGCATCGAGGACCACCTGAGGCGAAGGTCGACGCACAGGGAGTCATCCAAGACCACCTGCGCCGCGACGAGCGCGTCCATGGGCGCCTTCTCGAGGTTCCCGAGGTCGCGACAGCGGTTGTCCGGCCGGTTGAAGACCATGTCGCATCGGA